CCTGTTGCGATGAGAAGCGCACGCCGGCCTTCTCGGCCTGGAGGATCTCGTGCAGCATCCGCGCGGTCTGGATCGCACTGTGCAGATCGGTGATGCCGCGATATTGATCAACGCGGAATGGGTCGAAGTAATGGCAAAACTGATTCGCCGGGATGTCCTCGGCTCCGAAGTAAACGCCGTCACGCGTGACTCGGAAAATGCGGTACGCCACCGGCTGACCAAACTCGTTCGTGATAATTCCTTGGAAGTAATTGTTCGATGCGACGGCCGTCTCGTTCGGGTTGCCGATGCGCGTGGCCGGCACGAGTTGGAGCTTGAGACCTTCGCCACTGCGGCGAATCACGAAGCCACAATCGCCGTCAATCGGCCGTTCCTCGGCTGCGAGTTGCACCAGTTTCTTGAAACTGTGCCGGTTCGTCACGTCGCAGTTTTTGCACCATTGATGAAAATACTCATCGATCACTCGGTTGTAATCACGATCGCCGGTCGTCGGTGAGTATTCGTGCGGCGTCAGGTAGAGGCCGAACTTGCGCGAGATCTCCCGCGCCTCTGGAAAGTTTTCCACCAGGTCGCGCGCCTCGTACATCATGACCACGCGGTCGCGCTGATTCTGCGAACTCTCGGCCGGCTGCGTGTATTGTTTCGGCGAATACATCCGATTCGTCCGCGCCGCGTTGTATTCAAACAGCGACTTCGCGACGCGTGCCTCCAAACGCTTGAGCGCCCACGTCGGCGCGATGTTCTCCAACGCCCGGTCAATCCAAGGTTTTTGCGCGACCAGTTTTGACGCGTCGAAAAAGTCGGTGCTCATGTGTGATTAGTTGCCGGTGAAGCTGATGAATGTCGTATCCGTTGACGTTCCGGCCGCGTCGGTCAATGCGTCTTGCAAATTGCCGAGCATGTTGTTCAGCGCGTTGAGGTCCGCCCGGCTCACGCTCTTCCCGTTGAGGCTGTAACTTTGGTTGAGCAGCACCGCCTGGATCGCGTCAATGGTCTTGGTCTTGAGCGCCGTCAGCGTCGCGGTGTCCAGTCCGAGAAATGGGTTGTCGAGCATACCAATGACCGAAACGTCAAAAGGTCTTGCTCGAAACTATTGACGACGCTGGAATTCCCTTTGAGGGATCGTCTGAACTTAAGATTTCGGGCTCACCCGAAGAGGCGGGTATAGGAATCCCGCTCCCTCAATCCTTCGGCGCTGCGTAGCGGATGACGTTCGCAATCGTTGCCATGCAAAGCAGCATCGCCGAGGTGTCCAGCCCGTGATTCGGCGCGTTGCTTTTCACCTCGCGCCACTCCCAGACGCCGGTGCGAATCTCGACCTTGGACTCGCCCTTGAGGTGTTCGAGGTAAAGCGGGTTCACGTCCTTCGGCAAAAGCCATTTCAAATCGCCCTTGGCTTCCAGCGCGTTCGCGAGCAGGTCCTTGAAATAGTCGCCCGACCAATCGTAGTAAAACACGTCTCCGCCTCGGTAGTCGCTCACTCGCGGTTCGCTGAACGGAAAGTTGATGAGCTTGTCGCTGGCCTCGTCGCGCATCGTCCAAGTTTTCCGAGCGTATCCGCGCATCCCGCGCCAGCCGAAGTCCGCGCAATCCCGATCAACGTCGGCCGGCCGGTAGCCGCGATCCTGCGCCACGCATCCGTCCTGCACCTTGTAGCGATGCTGCAACTGGCGCAGTTGGTCCCGCGTTTCGACACGCCCGAAATAGAGCTGCCGGTAGGTCGGACCAGTCGCCGAGCTGAACGCGCCGATCTCAACCCACCAGTGGTCTTGCTGGCGGTCGATTGCCATGAAGCGGATGATCTCGCCGTCGATGCCCTCGCCGTTGGAGAACTGGGCGACGGTGTAGTCGCTGGCCTGCACGAATAGGTTGACGACTTTCTTCTCGACAATCCACGGCCGCGCCTCGCGCTTCGTGCGAAACTCGATCTTCATTTTGTCGTCACCTTGCCGCACGTGATGATTGTCGGCCTCGCAGAATTCTTCCACGAGCAGCCGCATCGGCCGGCTCACAACGGCCTCGACGCGGAAACTTTGGATCTCGGCCGGCGCAGATGGGTTGAGCGCAACGAACCGCCCAGCCCGCTTCCAGCCGGTCCGCGTCGTGTCGGTGTCCGGTGACTCGTGGCCGCAGTGCGGACAACGGAAGCGGCACGACTCGACGGCTCGCGCCACGTCCCACGTCTCGTCATCGCGCTTCGCCGCCGCGTCCCAGACCACGCCGCCGCGCAGCCCGGTCTCCTCGTTCTTGTCGAGCGCGAACGCCACCGGATGAACCTTGTGACACGCCGGGCACTCGGTGCTCCACTCCTGCTGCGTGCCTTGTCGGTAGGAGGTGTCCTCGACGTTGCCTGTTTCCAAGTCCATGATCGGCGCTTGGCTCGTGTTGTAAATCTTCGACCGCCCGACTTCCTCGAAGCGACTGACGCGGGCGATGGCGTGACCGTAGGGCTCCTGCCACTTTGGCAACCAGATCTCGTCATTTATTTTGTAACGGATCGACTGCGACTGCTGGCTGGAAATGTTCGCCGGGTTGAGCAGGAAGAAGAAGCCGCCGAAGTAAATCTCGGTCGTCGTCCGGTTCGGTCCCGGTCGCGGCAACATCGCCGCCACCGGCTTGCACGATTCGAAGATCGGGTTGAGCCGTGACTTTGCGTGCCTATCGATCATCTCGTCGGTCTGCATCGTCCACGAGATCGGTCCGGCGTCGTTGCAGATCAGCCACGGTACCCAGATGTCAGCGACGAGCGTGCCGCCGATCTGCACCGCCTTGCGGAAGTGCACGCGGCGCACGAGCGGATTCTGGAGCGCGTCGAAGATCGGAACCAGCCACGGCGAGATTTTGACGTTGAACGGACCCGGCGTGGCGTAGCTCTCCGGCAGAATGATGTGCTTGCGCGCCCACTCGTAAATCGGCGAGAGGTCGGGCTGCGGCAGGCGCAGGGTCGAAAGTAGAGAGTCGGAATCCGTCACCGTTATAGTCCGACGCGCTCTGAAAGCGTATCAGCATTTTTAGACAAGGCAGATCTAAGTCGCCACAGCTTCACCTCGATTGATGAAAAACTCCTGCCTAGCGCGATCCCTATTTTCTCCTGTGTCATTTTTCCTATGTTCCGCAGCAAAAACGACTCCTCCTCTCCGCTCCATCTCGCACCAGTGCTTTCGGCTAGTTCGCGGGATCTGGCCCGCTTTTTCTCTGTATTTCTTCTAATGCATTTTCTGCGGTGCTTGCGTTCTGGTTCTGGGTTTTTTGCGATCCAGTTGGCGCGAGCTTTGAGCCGGCTTTCGTTACGGCATTTCTTGCATCGCATACGATTTTGATGACACGGCGGTGGCGCGCTTTCTCTTGTTATTTCAGCGAAGCATTTAGAGCAAAAACCAACCCAACCACGGGTCGCGATGAATGACGAGGCTGCACCCTCTGATGATTCGATAGTCACAGATTTTGTGGTCATGCGCTTCCTCTCGTCCGGTCCAGCGCCTCCGCTTCAAACGTCGCAATGTTCGCGTTCACGACCTCGCGGATCTCGCTCAGAATCACGCCGCCCTCCACGTTCAACTCCGCCGCGTTCATCCCGACGCCGCGCGGACCGAGTTCGATTGTAAGCTTGAGCCGCAGCAGCAGGTCCAGCTTTTGACCGAGCGTCACGAGCATCGCTTCGACGACCTCCCGATCAATCACGTCGCCGGCCTCGCGCTCGTTTTTTGACCTGGCGAGTCGGATCTGCTCGCGCATCAGCTCGGCTTTTAGGTCGGCGAGGTTCTTCGTCGCCGTGTCCTTGCCGATCAGGTGCTCGGCGCAGAACGCCTGCCACGCGACTAGGTTCTCGCGCTTGCCGTCCTCGTGTTTCGCCGGAGCGTCGGGAAATTTTGATCGGACATCGTAGATCGTTTGGCGCGAGAGTCCGAGCTCTTTTGAAAGTGCGCTGAGGTCTTTGACCCAGCCGCCTGTCTGCTCGGCTTGAAACTCGATGACTGCCTTCCGCTCAGCAGTGGTTAACGTCTTGCCCGCGTTGAGCTTCTTCGCGATGTTGCCGAGATTTGCGCGCGCTAGGCGCTCGCTGTCTGACCTCACGGCAATATTTTCCATTTTTTTAATAGCACCAAATGGTGCGACAAGCCGGGAACCAAGAACCTTGCCAATCTTTGAAACCGCTGGCGTAGCCAGCATACACTACGTTGGGATAGACGCGTTTCAATCTTCCGATAAGTTTTTCAAATCTCACAATCGAAACGTCGATATCGAAAGACCACTCGAAGACTAATTTTTTAACTCTTTGCTCGGCGTATTTTTCTAAGATAGGCATCTCCACTCCTTCCGCATCTAACTTGATGCAGTGATGCGGAAGCCAATATTTTTCAATAGGTAATAATTTAACTTTGATGCTCTCCCCGCCTCGCCATTTTTTGTAGATAGAATTTCTCCACAAATTGCCGTTGGCCGTGTTCCTGTGCAGTAGAACCTCTGTCTCCGTGTTTCCTTCTGTGATTCCAGCGTAGAAAATTTTCGCCTGCTTGGTCATTTTATTCTGCGAAACATTAACTTCCGCAATCGCAGCATTGTCATAGTCTGGCTCGAATGCCTCGACGGTTGCTCCGAAGGATGCGGCCCACACGGTAAAAGCTCCGCAGTTCGCGCCAATATCAATCCAATGCTCACCGGCCTCGGGCTTAAAATCTTTCCGTTGATAAGACCTGTCGATAACAACTTCTTTGATCGCTTTAAAGTCCGAGGTATCATCTCGGACAGTAAAATTTAGTTTTCCGACGGTGATATTTTTGAGCTGCAGATATTGCTTCATGGTTTTTTGTTTTTCGCCAACCTGTTTGTTTCAACTAGCTGCCTTCGGTTTCTGGCTCGCGCAATCTCTTCGCGAAGAGGAAGACAATTCCACATATTTTTGAGAGAATAGTAGACGATCGAGAAGCGGCGCGAGTCAGCTTTCAGCTTAGTGATTGGAGTGACGCCGTGCAAAATGTTCTGCCCGTCGAAGAAGAAAATAGACTTATCTTTTACCTCACACATGATGTCGTATTCTGGCATCGAAAGATAACCGCCTTTGATATCTTTTTTTAAGACAATCATTGCCGACCATACTTCGTTGTAATTTCCGCTATCGAAATGATAACTCAAAGGATTGTTGTCGTTGATAATCCCAGACGTGAAAGGAAGGTCAGGATACTGGAAATCTGAAACGACTTTTTTTTGCGTCGTGACTAGGTGGTTATCATAAAGTTCCTTGTTATGCAGTGCGTAATATTTTGCTGCGATTGCTCCACCTGCTAAGATTTTTTCGTGCTGCGTTTGATCTTCGTTGGCCAGCGAGCTAACGGAGCAGAAATCTTTCCTTATCGCATTGCGTGGATTGTAGCCGAAAATTCTGCTCGTCGTTGCCAATCCATTCGTTCGGAAGTTTTTGGTGTATTTAACCTCCAAACAAGTTCTGAAAAGTTCATCGAGGCGATCGTCTTCTTGCGGCAAAACATACAAGCAAACGATCTTCCCAGTCTGCTGATCTATCAACTTGAATTCATCTTTGATCAAAGTTTTGCAGTCAGTTTCAGACGCTCTTCTCTGAACATAATTTTTGAAATCAATTTTCTTTTTCTGTATCGAGAGAGTTTGCATAATTACGAATGGCTTCGAGAGCAGCTAGAGTGTTATTTTCTAAATTGAATTTCGTTTTGATAGCTTCTAATTTTGCTACGATTTCCTCATATTCAGAAACGTCTAAAATCAGGACGATTTGCCGCACCGTGCTGTTCTGATAATTTTCAATTTCATCGGCCGGCGTGGTTCCTCTTTCTTCCGAGCTCACTTCGGACATATTTTGACCGAGTAAATCATCCAACTCTTTCTGATCATAACCTAATCCGCCCAAGTCCTCTCCGGCGTTCGCTAAAGATTTCAGAACATCTCCGAGATGATCCTCCCACTCAGCCAGCTCCGCCGTTCGGTTGTCGGCGATGGCGAACATCGTTGCCTCCACTCCTTCCAGCTCGGTGCGGATGATGTCGATCTCCGTCCAGCCGAGTTCCTGCGCCGCCATTAGTGTGCCGTTGCCAGCAATCACGATGCCCTTCGCATCGACGATG